TGACGGAATCAAGTGGTGCGGTTGCAACATTTGAAGTTAGTGACCTAGGTTCGGGATATACTGCTAACGGCGCAAATGTGGCACAAGCATCTACAACTGGGACAGGGTCAGGTGCTATTTTTGATATCACAACAAAAACAGGTATCATAGAGTTTTTCTCAGAACACTTCAATGTTGCTCGTATTAGAGAAACAAAAGAAAATTTAGCTGTGGCTGATAAAATTTCAACAGGCACAACCACTGCAACAATTGAAACAATTGAAAATAAAAAGTTTAATAAAATTCAACATAATTTTGGTGAGGTTATTTTCCCAGGAACAGGTGTAGAATGGCAGTATGCACCTACAGCATCATCAGGTGTTTCGGTAAAAGGTAACACATACTTTAATTTGACAGCAGGTGTAAATGTTAAAACAAACAAAGAGTATGCAGTATATTCTAAAGCAAACGAAGTTGCTAATCTAAGTAGTAATAAATCGTTAAATACAACAGCTACATTTACTACTAACGATTCCAAAATATCACCTTTCATTGATGTGTCAAGATCATCATTTATTATTACAAGACATGATATCAATAATGATTCTGCAAATGAAAATGGTATTAAAGGTGGTAATGCTACATCTAGATATGTTTCCAAAACAATTATTCTTGATGATGGTCAGGAGGCAGAAGATTTACAAGTATTTGTCGATGCTCTTATTCCTCAAGATTCGGCAATTGAAGTATATGGTAAGTTTCTAGCAGAAGAAGATGATGCAAATTTTGACAATAATCTTAAATGGTTGGAACTGGAGCTAGTAGAAACACCTAAAGATAATGGTAGAGCACAAACTAATTTTGTGGAATATAATTACAAAATTCCAGTTAAAGGCTCTACACCTTCGTTAGGTTCTAATAGTGGTGTATTTGAATATGACATATATCGAGTAAACGGAACAGCTAGTATTACAGGTGGTTCAGGTTACACATCACCACCTACATTAACATTTTCAGGCGGTGTCGCAGATGTTCAAGCCGAAGCATATGCTGTTTTAAGTGGCGGTGCTATTAATAGTGTAGTTATTACTAATCCAGGTAGATATACAACAACAGCAACACCGACAATCACTGTTAGTGGTGGAGGTGGCTCAAGTGGTGCAGTGACATCTAATGCACCAGCTTTGACCACATTCAAAGAGTTTAAACGTTTTGCTATTAAGGTTGTATTTAAAACAGGTAATACCTCTAATACTCCTAAAATTAGAAATCTTAGAGCAATTGCATTGCAGGCATAAAAATGGAACATACATTTAAAAGAAATTCTACAGGTGCATTAATTAATACAGACCATGCTGGCCTAGCTGCCTACAAGACAAGAAAAAAACAATCTGCTCGTATGGACGAAGTTTGTAATGATATAAATAGTTTAAAACAAGACTTGGCTGATATAAAAGAAGCCTTAAAAGTAATTTTAGATAGGTAATAAAAATGTCAACACTTACAACTCGTGCTGGTAAAGGTTCTCCACTTACAAATACAGAAGTGGATACGAACTTTACTAACTTGAACTCGGACAAGTTTCAAACAAATGACAACATTACAGTAAACGACATTACTGTTTCAGGGGACTTTATTGTAGGCGTTGATGCTTCTGTTACTGCGGCAGGCACAACACAAGGTGACGCAACTGCCCTGACTAAAACTTATAATATTGTCAATACTGCAACTGCAAACCAAGGTGTTAAACTTCCTGACTGTGCGGCAGGTATTAGGGTTACGTTATTTAATTCTACGGCAGTTACAATTAAGGTGTATCCTTCCACGGGTGAATCAATTAATAATTTATCTGCAAACGCAGCACTTTCTCTTGGACCCGAAAAGGGTCGAGATATTGTAGGTATTAGTGCTACACAATGGCAAACAACTGACGAAGGTGATGCCGCTGTTGTTACAACACTCGATGCATCAGGACTTGCCTCATTAGATGGTGGTATTGATGTAGATGGCGTATTTACTGTTGCTGACGCATCTGGTAATATTAATACAACAGGCACATTAACTGTTGGTGGTCTTTCATCACTTGATGGTGGTATTGATGTAAATGGCTCTAATTTTACAGTAGCTACAACAGGTAATATAGCCACTGCCGGTGATTTGGCTGTAACCGGAGCAACAACACTCTCCGGTGACCTTAAATATGGTATTACGGCAGCTATTACTGCGGCTGGTTCAAACCAAGGTGACGCAACTGCACTTTCAGAAACAATTAATGTTGTTACCACAGCATCTGCCGCACAAGGCGTAAAACTAAAAGACGCTGTTGCGGGTCTTAGGGTTGAAATATATAATGCGACAACCAATGATATTAAAGTATATCCTAATACATCTGATACTATTGATGGTGGTTCAGCAAATGCTGCCAAAGATTTGCCAGCAAAAACTTCTATGGTATTAGTATGTAAGGATGCTACAGATTGGCAAGTTCAACGTCCTGTAGCAATCTATAATTCTAGTGGAACATTACTTAATTAATAGGTGACATAATGGCAGGTGCAGTAAGAATTAAACATAGCGGAACTGACATCACATCTGATGTTATTCAGGGTCTTCAGGAACTAACAGCCGCTGAACTTAAAGTAAGAACCGCCGAAATTATTACAACGGAATTTGCTGGAACAACCGGTGTTGCTTCTCTGCGTGTTGATACAACTGGCGCACCTACCAACTTTACATCTGTAGGAACATTTGTTGATACTGATAGAGATGATAGTGTAGGCACACACCCTACCGATGGTGCGACTACGGCTGTTAATACATATACTTTTTCTCAAGGATCTTCGACCGCATCTGATGGTAAAACTGCTATACCTTTACGTTTCACTAGTGAAGAATTAGAACAGGCATCTGACGCAGAAATAGATAGTGATATTCTTGACCATGTTATTGCAGGTATGGTTGCACAGGGTGCTAATACTTGTGGTCAATATTATATCGCGGCTTCCGCACCTTCAGGAGGAACTTGGACAGATAGAGGATCAATTGTTGATACACAAGTTGACGGAACATCTGCTACTAAAAAACTTTGGCAAAAAACTGCCGTAACAACAGTTCCTAATGATAATCAATTTAGAACACTTACAAAAATGGCAGATGACAACTCTGTTCAAGAAATGACTGAGGCAGAAGTTGCCTCACTAGAAGGTCGTTTTCGTAATCGTATAATGTCTAATAATATTGGCAAATACGAGGTATCTACAGCCGCTCCAACAAGTGGAGGCACTTGGCAACAACAAGGTGAAACACTAACTGACCAAGTGAAGGATACTGCCACATATGCTTATGCAGGAACCTACACGGGCTCTTATACAGGCTATTATGACGGCTCATATAGTGGAACTTTTGATGGCACTTATAATGGAACATATGCCGCAAACTATAGTGGCTTTGCAGGAACGTCATATACAGGTTCTTACACAGGTTCTTACACAGGTTCTTACACAGGTTCTTATGCAGGTTCATTTTCAGGAGATTTCACTGGTTACTATGATGGTGTAACAATTATTTCAACATCATCAACTGCAACATCCAAAAAACTGTTCTTGAGAATTGCATAAATAAAATACATTATTTTATTATGGAGTCTATATAATGTCTGAAGAAACTCTTCCAAAATATAAAGATCCTATCTGGCAGGATAAAAGTAATCGACAAATTGTTTGTCGTATGCTACAAAGCAATGGCGATTATGCTATTGTTCATATCAATGCAACTGAAGGTGCCAATGCTGATTATGACGCTGTACTGCAAGTTTTTGGTGAAGAAGAATTAGATCGACTTACAGAAGAACATAAAGTAGAAAAACAACGCCAGGAAAAAATACATAAAGAAAGAGCAGAAGCAGATATTGCTCGTAAGAAACAACAAATTCTTTTTAACATGAAACTTGAGGCATTTGAAGTTGAGGAAATTAAACAATCCGAAAACAGAGAACTGAAAAAACGTTTGCGTAAGGCAAAAACACCTGTTGAAGTGCAAGCATTTGCAACTTTGCTAATTCAGGATGCAATTGCAAATGAGCAATAATGGATATGTTTATGTTGCGACTGTAAACAAAGCCTATTACTATGCCGCATTGCAATCTGCAAACGCATTATTAGATTTTTATCCAGAAGCAAAAATTACTTTATTTACCCATGATAGTTGGGTAGATGATGAAGCTCGTAATATTTTTGAAAATATTATTACTGAAAATGTGCCTATTCATATTAGAGCAAAACTTTGGGCATTATCAAAGTCGCCTTATGATGTGACTTTATATCTCGATTGCGACACAATGGTGGAACATGAGGATATTTCAGAAGTATTTGACTTGCTCGGGGACAATGATATCTTGTTCACAAGAAACCGCCCTTACAATGCAAAGATAACTAAATTATCCGAAACTGAAGAAATGATTTATCACTGTGGTTTGTTTCTCTATCGCACCGATACAACCAAACAACTTATGGATAGTTGGTATGAATGGTATTTGGAGCAACGAACACCTTCTTGGGATCCGACTCCATATCCCGAGGAGGTTCGCCAATGGGATACATTTACTATGTGGAATCTCTTGACTAATGGTAATTTTAATGTTAAAGTAGGAGACTTTCCTCACCCAGATGCAAGATGGAACTTTGTTCAAGGCTATGTTGATTCTGAATTAGATGGAACAGAAGCAGTGATTACACATTATACCCTGCCTAAAGAAAGATTAATTAGTAATGCAGTTTATAAATCTTAATGAAGAAATACTTGAAATTTTAAATCGTCATAGTGATTGGTTTTTTTCTCAGGATTTGACTGAATTAGTATTTGACACTCGGGGTGATTCCAACTTTGAACACTCTCGTTCTTTTGAATATTTAAAAGAAATGTTAGACAAGCCTATGGGCAAGGGTAAGGATGAACATCCTGGTCCTCCTGAGGTTGTAAAAAATTCACACTTTGGACCTGGTAGCAAAAACCTACAAAAATTTAAGGATGAGTCTGAAAGATTTACTGATGAACTTGTCAAATTTTTAGGTGCAAGACAAAGTGCTGTTCATGTATATTATCCTGAGGATGGTTATATGGGCTGGCATAATAACTGGGACGTCCCAGGATATAATATTTTATTTAATTACAATACAGGCGGTGGTCAATTTGAATATTGGGACGGCACAGCTATAACAACATTACCCGATTGGCAGGGTTGGTCAGCGAAGGTAGGATATTATGGAGGACAGGATCAACCCTTTTGGCATTGTGCAGGTGGTGGTCCTAGAATTACTGCTGGCTTTGTAATACCCGATAAAAGTATGTGGGAAATGATGGTTGAGGATATTACTTAGAACCTATAACCATATATCGGTCATACTTCTTTTGACCGTCCCAGGAGTAATACGTCTGTTCTATTTCACCCTCATAAAATGTTTCATCCAAATCAATTTGTTTTTTAAGATCTTCAATAGAACTTACACAATTAATCCCATACATTTCCTCAATAACGTTACTATTTTGACAAGCAAAAACTGCCATAGGATTTTTTGTTTGTAACTCTGCAAGTGGATACATTTGTTCGGTGTTAATTGCAATTACAATATCAGCATCTATTTTGTTAAGTTCTTCAAACGCAAATGGTATATCAAGACAGTGATGTCGCATCTTAACAAATTTTTCCTGAGAATAATGTTTGTGAAAAAGTTTGGATAGGTCCAATGCTTCTTGATCTAGGTCCACTAAATTTATTTCACCTATATCAATATTTTCACACAACAAAGGAACAAGTGGCATACCTAACCAGGAGTTTAGAATAAGCACACTTAGTTTTTCCTGCCTTGCACAATTATCGGTAACTTTCATTAGTTCTTCAACAAGCCACGTGGCAGCCTCCACATGATTGGCTTCAAAACTTTGTCGCAAGTCTGATATTTTATGAGGAGCCTTTTTTTCAATAAAGTATAGGGCTTCACCATAAAACTTATAATTGTTTAGAAAATTAGATTTTAACATCTTCACTTTTACCCATAGAATCAAATAAACAAACGTAAGGCATTTCTCTATAAACATGCCTTTCAGTATCTTGAGGATAAATATATCCTTGGTTGAAACTATAAACCCAACCGAAAGGAAATATTTTCATCGGGGCTATATTTTTATCACACAAAAAATTATCAATGCCTCGATAATGCCACATGATTTGTTTCTTATATTTAGTAAAATATTCCCATAGTTTTTTATTATCAAAACTGTTATTCCAACGTAGAACACTAGAGTTGATATCACTGAACTTGTGAGGCACATGTTCTGTTTCTTTACGCATTGTTTCCAAATCATGCCACCAGGTTTTTACAATACCTAAACAGTTTTCAGGATCAAACTCCTCAAATGCTGTGATATCATGTTGTATCAGAATATCAAGATCAAAGAAAAGTTTTTCACCTGTTTGTTCTACAAGAGGAGAAAACAAATACATTTTGTTCCACCATTTTACAAGGTCATTATCCTCAGGTATAATAATAGGTTGCACAAAGTCTGCAAGTCCTGTAGGGTCATCTGTAATACAAAACATATTACGTTCTGCCTCAGGAAAATCAGCCGCAACTGTATATGCAATTTTATTTACATAGTCCGAACTATATTTGTCGCCCCATTTTACAGTGTAAATATTCATGTGTGTAAATAATCCAATCCAAATTTGCCTAGGGGTTCATAACCCAATTCAACCAACAAGTTTGCTCCATTATTTCTTTCAATTGCAACTGCAGGATGATATTCTTTAAGTATTCTCATCGCACCACGTAACGCACTTTTTTCCATACCTTCAATGTCCAAGTGAATTAAATCAGGTTGTATATCGAAATTATCTAAAGGCACCTGTTTTATATTACCCTTTAAGGATTTTGAAACAAATGAAGCACCTATATTAGCAAAACGTTTTCTCATACCTATTAACTTTTCAACATTACCCAATGCGTGAGGATATATTGTAACGTTATTATATTCTTTTAAATTTTCTTTTAAACAATGATAATTGGTTGGTTCAGGCTCAAACGTAATAACTTTATCAACCATGTCTGCGTATTGTGCTGTATATAGTCCACAGTTACCTCCTGCTTGAACAACTGTATTGGCACCATCAATGGTAAACAAAATTTGTTCAGGTATGTCCGGAAAGTATTCTGTTAGATGTTTCCAGCAGTGATAGTCACTTTTAGGCCAAAGCCAGTCTTTACCTCTAAAGTTTCTATATTCGTATGTCACTGCCAATGTTCCAACAACTTGGGGTCTGCTAATTCATCCTGTTTTGTTTTTCCTCTTGATGCATCTTCAAAGGGCAACAAGTCAACATTGAATACACATAGAATGCAGTTCCCACGATATATTCCTACATTTAAATCATCCTCATCCCATGAGCGGCCGCGATTATAAGAATATGCCATCCAGCTCGGAAAGTAATCCCATAGCTCACGCCATCTCCAACTGTGGTAATTATCAGTGCCATCTGTATATGTGAACCAAATTTTATCCTGATGCTCTAATACATCTTCCCAGATAGGTTCACATTGGTCATCGCTCCATACTTGACAGCTTCCATTTGTAAACGCCCCATGTGAAACTTTAAAGCGGCGAGTATCCATAGGGCGTGGATCCTGCCACCAAGAACGCATCTTAGTAGGTTGTTCCATATTATATGTAATGATAGGAGTTAGGTCGTTCTGAATGATGACATCTAAATCTAGAAAGACGAACCGACCAGTAGGTTTGTCATCGGCGAAATTATGGGTGTTAAAAACAAAAGTTTTTGGGCGATCCCAACAGCGAGCCATTCCGTATTTAAAATTATCATTCCCGAACCAATACTTAGGATGGATGTTCGGAATATCTGGAAAGGGGATAATCGTAATATCAGATTGAAGACCAACACTATCATCAGTGTAACAATAGAAGTGGAAATCAAAATGGTCAGGGCAGTTTCTCCTAGCCATATTACATAACCGATTGACAAAGTGTGGTCCATATTTGGTGCCCCATTTAGCACATACAAAATTTACACGCATCTTCCACACTTCTCTTTACAAATTTTCAAATGGTCTCGTTTGAGACTTTCATTATAATGCTCGAAGTCGTCATTATAAACAATGTCTTTCACAGCGAAAGACTTGGCGTTATTGTATTTATTGTTATAAGGATAGTCAATTGGATGCAAAGGATACAATCTATTTTCTAATACGTCTCTAGCAATATATGAACAAGGAAAAACTTGACCTTTTGCATTTACATATATGCTATTATCATTTCTTGCCTCACAATCAATAATCCATTTTTCTTCCTTGTCAATATTGCGATATTCATATGTTTGTTTGAAGTCGTAAATATTTTCTCTACTTACAATATCTCGTATAGATTCTTGAACTTCAGTAGTTTGAGGCTCGTCATCTATTTCTAATATGGGCATGATTACTTGAGCACCCTGTTCACCAAACCATTCTATAATTTCAAAATAATCCTTACATCTCCAAGGTGCTGAGAGTGTTCTAAGCAGAGTAACATATTCTAGTTTATAATTTTTGAATATACGTTTTATATCTGCAAGAGTTAGTTCATCCTCTTCTACAAAAATGTTATTAAATTTATTATCTGTATCATTGAATTTGTTTGTGAGTTCTAGAACTACTCTTGTCGGTAGTTCTTTATACATGTCATATTTACCATACCAATGATTAAGTATGGAGGCATCTTCACATTTATCTAAACTTACAGTGTCTTCACCTTCAATCATATTCTGATTGAATAAAGCTAGTTTGGCTTTGTAGTTTGCATCCTCATAATTGTAACTATAATACCAATCGCACGGCAAAAAGTTCCAGAAGTCTTTTCCTGCAGGACGCCGCCACTGATGGTAATTATCTGAGCCTTTGTAAAATACTTTAAAAATATCAGGATTGTTTACAACATCCTCATATATTTTTTGAGGTTGATCTGACCACCACAACATACAACTAGAATTGTAATATGTTCCTCTGACATCTCGAAAACGTCTTTCTTTTAGTTGTCCTTCAGGCTGCCAATGGGAATACAAAATGTGAGGTTGAAAGGCAAGTTCGTAAAATTCATCTATACTATCCTGTATTACAATGTCAAGATCAAAATAACAAAAAGGCCCTTCAGTAGATAATAGTTTATGTGCGTTGAACAGAAGAAACTTACTGCGATCCCAACAGTAGTTTTCCTTACCAAACCAATATTTAGGATGCAAAGGTTCTATATCCGGAATAGGATGTATTTCTACTTCTTCTCGGATATTGTCAGGTTCGTCAGTAAAGCAAACCATACGAAACTGATTGACATAATTAGCATCAATCATTCCATACAGATTGTTTACATAATCAGCGGAGTATTTGTCACCCCACTTTATTGTTAGAAAAGTGAGTATAGTAATCAGTCCTCAAATCAAAGTTAAAGCGATCCTGACCATTCAATAAACAAATATCGGGTTTAGATCTATATTTTCTGCCACGAGGACTTACATCTGTTTCGTGGTCTATGCCAAACATATAGGAATAAATTTTACCTTTCTCATATGGGTGAAACTTATCCTTGTGTTCGTGAAAAAGATATTTATCGTCACACCCGTCATATTCTTTTATCCACTTGTAAGGATTTTTATTGAAGTGTTTTTTGATAGGCAGTCCACTAATACCTCTCCATGACATGACACT